AGGAGAATTTTTTAATGCCTAAGAAATTTGATTTCATCTCCCCCGGAGTACAATTAAACGAAGTTGACCAATCACAACTACCTACACCTGTTTCAGACGCTGGACCTGTGTTGATTGGACGTGCAAGATCTGGTCCCGGTATGAAGCCGATCAGAGTCAGTAGCTATGATGACTTTTTAGCTATTTTTGGCAAGCCCGTGTCGGGCGAGGGTGCATCTGATGCAGATGTATGGCGTGAAGGTAATGTCGTTGGACCTACCTACGCTTCTTATGCTGCTCAAGCGCATTTGACCTCTGAAACGACTCCCCTTACGTTTGTAAGACTCCTCGGAGAGAAAAACACTAACGCCGCCAGCCACTCTCAGTATGCTGGTTGGGACCTCGGCTCAGCCGGGGCTGCAAACGCTACTATTGGTAGCAACGTAACCGCTTATGGTTTGTTTGTTTGGCCTGTGCCAAATAACGCAAGCATGGACGTGACCACTGGGTCATTGGCTGCTATTATTTATGCAAATGGTGCCGCTGTAACACTTTCTGGCGCTGTTGCTGGAACTGTTGGGGCTGGAGAGTATGCAAATACCTCTTCCGCTGGTATCATGATTGATTCAATTAGCTCTGGTACGGCAAACGAGTTTGTTATTGAGGTTCACACCTCTTGGCAAGCCGCTGGTGGCACTAACACTGCTGCTGTCAGAAAGACTATTAACTTCTCTGACTCACATCCAAACTACATTCGTGACCAACTGAATACCAACCCACAAAAGATGTTGGCTTCTACTAACTTTGGTACAACGGACCAAAAGTATTTCTTGGGTGAGACTTTCGAGCAGACTATTCGAGATCAAGCTAGTGGTTCAACCGCTGGACGTCAATATGGTATGATCCTTCCACTTCAAAGTGGTTCGTTCAACCTTGCTGACCACAAAAGAGATATGTGCCCCGCAAAGACTGGTTGGTTTATCAACCGCAAACCTGCTGAACAAGAACTGTTCCGCTTGGTGTCCTTGCATGATGGCGAGTGGTTCCAAAACAACTATGAAATTGCTGTTGAGGACTTAGCTCTTGGCTCAAGACGCAGTCGGTCTACTTTCTCACTCTGTCTTTATAACAAAGCAGGGTCTACGATTGAAAAGTTCTCTAATTTGAACCTTGACCCCGCTTCTGACAATTATGTCGCTAAAAGAATTGGTAACCAAAGATTCTCTTGGAACTCTGCTGATCTTAAGTATGATATTCGTGGGCAATATGTTAACATTTCAGACTACTTCTATGTTGAAGTTGCTGACGCTGTTGCCAACAACACCCTTGATGATACTTTGGCACTTCCAATGGGCTTCCTTGGACCACTGCGTCCCAAGCGATTCGCTCTGGAATATGGCTCCGCACAAGTGCAGGCTGGCTCTGCTAGTGATGGAAACTCTGGTGTACAAGCCGCATTAAGCTTGACTATGGACACCCGTCCTGATAACGGAGACACTTGGACCTTGGCCATGGATGGACGTACTTATACGTTAAACTTTGATACGTCGGTGGCGATTGGTGATACATCCACAACCTTTACTAAGGCTGGTGCTGCAACCATTGGTATCAAATCCTCACCAAGTATTAACCCGCTTAACGCAAAGATTCTTGCTTTGCTTAATACTATCACCGGCTATAGCGCACCGCTGACTGGCGATGCCACTTTGGTAATTACCGCTGATGTGCCCGGTACAAACTTTACGATAGTGTTCGGTGGAACTGGTGCAAGTCACGCTACGGTGGACGGCAACACTGCCGGTACAGATACCGACTCTGAAGTAAACGCTTCGGTCCTTGGTAACGATGACTACCCTCTGTTCGCTGCCGGCGCAGACAACCAAAGATTCGCTCACTTGCCGCACAGATTATCTGCTGCTGTTGTGTTCCCTCAATTGAGACTCACAACTCAAGGAACAAATCGAGGTGGAGACTACAAGGCAAAAGATACTTTCGGTATTCGACATGTACTTGGATCTGGAAAAGATCGAGATGCTTCGTATGTTGATCTGATTAGAGCACTTCCCGGTAACACTTCGGTTGCTATTACTCATCACCAGACATCGGTTCCTTCGTCTCACGAACGGTCTTTCCGATTCCACCTTGAGGATATTTGTGTCAAGTCTAGCTTGCACGCCACACCAGCTACGGCTATTGAGAGTGCAAGTGGGGCAGATTATTTCTTGACCTCTGGATCATACGATGCTGAGAACACTTACAATGTCTCCTTTACTGGAGATGGTACAACCACTGGTGTCAAGTATCTTTGCGGCACTAAGAAGGTTAGAAAATATAAGGCTGCTTTCGTAGGTGGATTCGACGGACTTGACATTCGTCAAACCATGCCTTTCTCGAATGCTAATCTATCTGACAAGACTGTTGTTTCAAGTGCTCCATACAACTCGGTTGTTAAGGCTCTGGACATCATCGCAGACGCAGAGACAGTTGAAATGGATATGATTTCAATCCCCGGTATGACTAACTCAGATCTTACTGATAAGATTCTTGATGTTGCTGAGGAGAGAGCAGACGCTCTGGCAATTATTGACCTTGCAGAAGGTTATAAGCCAAAGTGGGAGAACTCTGGTGTCGCAAGTTATGGTAGTCTTAACACTACTATCTCTGCTCTAGAGACGAGACAAATTAATTCAAGCTTCGGTGCTTGCTACTACCCTTGGGTTGTTGTAAGAGACTCTGAGGCTGACGTGCTGGCTATGCCGCCATCTGTCGCCGCTATCGGCGCTCTGGCGTTCTCAGCCGCTGACGCAGGTGCGGTCTGGTTTGCTCCTGCTGGATTCAACCGAGGTGGAATTAAGAACCTTGGTGGAAGCCCAAGCAGAACAAGCGGACTTGTTGTGACTCACACAATTGAGCACCTTACTAAAGATAACCGTGACGATCTGTACGCAGCGAACATCAATCCAATTGCTCGATTCCCTGCTACAAACCAAATCGTAATCTTCGGACAGAAGACACTTCAACAAACTGCTTCGGCACTTGATCGAATCAACGTTAGAAGACTTCTCCTGTTCCTCAAGAGACGTATTGGTAAGATTGCTGACACTATCCTGTTTGAACCAAATGTTAATACTACTTGGAACAACTTCAAGGCCTCTGCTGATGCTGTGCTCTCACAAGTACAATCAGGACTTGGTATTACAGAATACAAGTTGGTTCTTGATGAAACAACCACAACTGCTGATTTGATCGATCGCAACGTTATGTACGCTAAGATCTTTATTAAGCCGGCTAGAGCAATTGAATACATCGTTGTTGACTTTGTTGTCACAAGAAGCGGTGTAGAATTTTAATAAAGACTAATTATTTTTAAAGGAGTAACTAACTAATGAGTTTTTGGGTACAAGGATCCGCAAATCCTAAAAGAAAATTTAGATTTCGAATTGAGATCAGTTCCACTAATTGGGACGGAGGTGCACAAATCTGGTATGCAAAGACCAGTACTGCCCCAGCAGCAGAGGTTAGCTCTGTCGAGCATATGTTCTCTGATCATGTGTTCAACTTTCCCGGTCGGACTAAGTGGAGTGATGTAGAAATGGTTCTTGTTGACCCTGCGGGCGAAACAGGCATCACGGATTCTACTCCACATACAGTTGCCAACTTCAATGAACTGTTAACTCGTTTTGGTTATGAGATTCCAGCAGATGGAACTACTGGCGCTAGCTACAAAACTGTTTCAAGATCCAGAGTTACTGACGCGCTTGTGAATATTGTTGCACTTGACAGTGAAGGTAACCCACTTGAGACTTGGACTCTTAAGAATGCATTTCCAATTGCATTCAAATATGGAGACTTTGACTACTCTGCTGATGACCTTAGAGAGTTCACTATCACTTGGAAATACGACTACGCTCAGTGTAATCTTAAGGAAGCTGGTACATCTGGTAACGATTACTTCTCAACCTAGGATTTAGCGCATGACCTTCTGGAATCAATTAGAAGCTGCACCGATCCAACAACATCATTTTACTGTTGAATTTGGCACTGGCTGGCTACCTTATGAGGTTAAGTCTGTCACTATGCCACAGCTTGAGATATCAGAAGGGCAGTATAGAATGGGAAACCATTACTATAAGTATCCCGGCACGTCTAAGTGGAATGATGTCGTAATCACCATTGTTGATACTGGCGATGCAGTAGACCGAGTCTTTGCTAAACTTACCAAGCAAGGTTATTACCACTTTAAAAGTACCGGAACTCCTCAGCATACGAAACCAAGAAGGTTTTCTAATGAGGCTGTAGTAATCAGACAAAATATGACCAAAACAATGAGGGCGTCCGTTGCTGAAAAGGAAGAGAAACAGGGCGGCTTTCTTTCTGCCTTGGGCTTTAAAAAGAAAGAGAGTAAAAACACCGGTCCCGGCTTTACAATGACTGATGATCCCACAATGGGAGGCTTTCATTATGGATACAACACATGGTATCTTCATGGATGTTGGATTAAATCTGTCAACTTTGGAACTCATGATTACTCAAGCGATGAGCTTATCACCATAGAGATCACCGTTGCTTACGATTGGGCAGAAGTGTCGAAGACGGATGCGCAGAACAGCCAATTGTACAAAGTCTACCCAGAGGATGAGCCTCTGTCGCCGCGAGCCGAG